GTCTAAAAACCCTGCTGTTGACGCCGAGTTAAGAAAGTATAATGAAGATGTATCTTTACAAGAAAATGAATCACCGCAACAAATTGCTAAAAGAGCTCAAGAGCTTGGTGTAAGTGCTACAGTATCTTCTAAAGGTATCTCTATATCAAGTTTTAAAACTCAAGCTGGTATGGAAAAGTTTATGAAATATATTGCCTCTCAAGGTAAGAATATGTTCAGCATTTACCAAGATGCTCAAGGTAAGAATCTGTTTAAACAGGTATCTTACACTCGTAAGGAAGAAATAGAAGAAGATGTATCTTTACAAGAAGTATCAGATAATCTTAAACTAGCTGTTCTAAAAAGAAAAATTAAACAATACAAAGACAAAGTATTTAAGAAAACTATGTCAACTATCAAGTCACCACTATTCGCTGGTTATGAAGAAGTGGAAGAGGGTAGAATGAAAGACATATTTACAGCTGGCGAACAAGGTAAGAGTGCTGAAGAAATAGCTAAACTTATGAAACTACCTTTGAAGACTGTAAAGAATATTTTAGGTGAAGAAGTATTTGAAGAACAAATTTTAGAATTTACTTCTGATATGATAACAAGATTACAAAAATCATATTCTACAATGCCTAAGAAAATTACACCAGAACAAGCGACAGCTCTTTCAAAACATTTAGATAGACTCGACTTGGCTTCATTAAAACAATTAACTAAAGCAGAAATCCCTTTTGTTACTGCACTTGCTAGAAACAAAGTCTATAAAAAGACAGGTAAGTTTGAAGAAGTTGAAGAGCCTAAAAAAGACATGCCAGATGATAAAGAACAAGTAGCAAAAGAAAACTCTGATAAAGAGATTGCTTCTTTGAAAGATCAAATCGCAATGTTAAAAACAAAATTAGAAAACGAAAAGAATAAAGCTGTTAAACCTGAGCCAAATCCAAAGACTGGCGAAGTACCATTAACAGTTGGTATAGCTCACAAACATTTTAAAGACCAAAAAGAAAAAGAAGAAAAAAAAGAAGTTAAAGAAAATGTTTCAATCAAAGCTTATAAGAATGCTGTTGATCCAACTAAAAAAGGTTTAATGATTTCTAAATCTGGTGGTATGAGTGGTACTATTATGATTAAAGATAAGAAAGAATTAAAACAACTAGAAGATAAACTAGCACAAGCGAAAAAATTATACAATATCAAAGAGACAGCTGAAAGAGATAAAAGAATACAAAGAGCTAAAGATATGATTAAGTTTTATGACAAGCAAAAGAAAGCTGCTCTAAAAGGTAAGAATAAAGATTTAGCAAAGAAGATGTTAAAGAATGATAGTGAAGATGAACCAAGAGAAAAGAAGAAAGAAACTCCACCTTTGGATACAACGGGTGTAGTTGAGATGGCTAAAGATTCATCTGCTCACGCTATTGGTATGTCTCAAGCGATGAAGTCAACAGGTGACAAACCACCTTTAGATAAATCGACTATAAAAAAAGGACATAAGATTGCTAAAGCAATTTTAAACACAGAAGAAAAAAGAGTATATGTTGAGTCAATGGCAGGTTTAAAAAAGAAGGCTGACAAGTCCGGTATGTCATATTCAATATTAAAAAAAGTTTTCGATAGAGGTATGGCTGCTTGGAAAAGTGGACATAGACCTGGCGCAAGTCAACAACAGTGGGCTTACGCTAGAGTAAACTCTTTCATAACAAAATCCTCAGGTACCTGGGGTGGCGCTGACAAAGATTTAGCGAAACAAGTAAAAGGATAAAAACAATGAGTTATTTAAAACACAAACCAGGTAGCATAGAAGAATTAATGGCGAATGAAGCATCAAAGTTAAATGATAATGCTTACCAAGATATGTTCAAAAAAGAACTAGACAAAGCTGGTAAAGGTATCGGCGGTATGTCACCAAAAGAAAAAAAAGATTTCTTTAATAAAATTGACGACAAGTATAAAGCAAAGTCAGAAGTTAAAGAAGAAGACGCTTACGATAAAGATGATGAGAAACCAGCACCAAAACCTAAGCCTAAAAAAGAAGAACTATCAGCAGCACAAAAGAAACTACCTGCTGGACTACAAAAGGCTATCAAAGATAAAGAAACAAAATCTGAATCATTAATTAACACTTATGAATCATTGATTAAAACTTGGGAAGCAGCAAGTCATAAAATGCCTGATGGCACTATGATGAAAGGCGCTAAGCATAAAGATGAAACTAAAGATGAAGCTAATGATGTAGATAACGGTGACGAGAAAAAACCTGTAGCTACTAAAGATGTAAAGAAACTTGCTGATTCGGGATCAAAATTGACTAAGGTTGAGACTGAACCTGAAGCAGATTTCAAAAACTAGAACAAACCAAGAACATAGACCAATTTTATAGTTGACAAACGGCTAGAAGTATGGTATATTATACGTATAAATGAAAAAAGAATTACCAAGAATATACCTAGACATGGATGGCGTTCTGTGTGACTTTGGTAAACAAATAGAAAAGGCTACTGGTAAGTCTAAGGCCGCATGGTTGAAGATACCTAGTAGTAGAAAATGGGATACTGTATTAGACTATCCTGATTTCTGGGCTAACATGCCTTGGTTAGGTCAAGGTAAAGTCATGTACAACTTTGTTAAGAAGTACAATCCTCATATTCTATCAGCATACATGGAAAAAACCCATGATCCTAATTGTATCCCAGGTAAATCAGCGTGGGTTAGAAAGAACTTGGGTATGTCAGGTGGTAGAGTTAATCTAGTTAGAAGACGAGAGAAACAAAACTTTGCTACAAAACAAGGACAACCATGTATTCTTATTGATGATTACGACAAAAATACATCACAATTCACGGCTAGAGGTGGTATAGGTATCACTTTCAAATCAGCCTCTCAAACGATATCTCAGCTTAAAAAACTAGGCTTCTAATCTTATAAATATACACTAATATATTACAAATTGAGTACCTTAACTTAACTAACAAAGGGGATAGAATACTATGTCATCACATTCAAGTGCCGATTCAGCAGCAGGCGCACCATTATGGGCAAATGCCGCTATCAAATTAGCATTCACAGCAACACATAGAACTAACTTATTCGAAGACGCAACTGCTGATAACTTTATCGCAGGTTCAACAATAGGTTTATTTAACTACGCTGACGGCGAAGTAGCCGCTGGCGCTGCTCACGCAGGTTGGAATTTAAAAACAACTGGTTCAGGTGGTAGAGCAAATAGAGTTACACACGAAACTCTAGTATGTTTAACTAACGCCGCTTAATAACTTTTATAGGGGCGCACAAGCGCCCTTATATATACTATATGAATAACTTGATCTAGGTGTATGCCTAGAGTAACATTCCCGAAAGGGTTAACAGGAGAAAACAAATGGCAGACAAGAAAATAACAGCGCTATCTGATCTAGGTAACGCAATCGCAAGTGACGATTTATTTCATGTGGTTGATGATCCAAGTGGAACACCAATCAACAAAAAGATTTCATCACAAAATGTATTCAATAACATTCCAACTTACATTGGTTTAAAACAAACTTCTCAAGCTATTGTAGCTGATGGTTCAACAGCAACACAAGTAGATGTTGTTTCTGCTATCACAGAAATCAATGCTTCGGCAGCAACCCATTCATGTATAATTGCTGATGGAACTGAGGGTCAAGTTAAAACAATTATTAACACATCTACATCAGGTTCAAATGCTATAACAATTACACCTACAAACTTTAGAGGTTATTCAACAGTAACTTTAAATGCTCAAGGTGAAACGGCGACTTTATTATTTAAGAATAGTAACTGGAATGTAATAGCAAAACAAGG